GTGCAGCATCGTCGGTTAGCTCGACTCGCGCAAACAGGCTGGGCAGTGTTGGATCGTTACTACTCGGCTTGAGAGCAAGCTCCTTAAACCAGCCACTAGCCTGATTACCCTTTGAACGGTCTGCTCCATGATCGTAGTCGATGGCAATGTCCTGTCCACGAACACGATCGTTGAAGTTCTTGATAAAGCGTAGGAGCTTCTTCTTCGTTACCTCGACAGGGCCGTATTGTGGAGTGAAGAACGTGCGTGCTGGCAAAGCCTCGATCCAGACTTCGTTACCTCCATCCAGAGATGGTACGTCAACTACAGCGGTTTCTAGCATTACTCGGGTTCCTTTGCTGCTCTTCTTCGCTTGTAGTCCAAGTCGCGTGCGATCCACTTCACTTCAGGATCGAAGAAGTCGAACTCTACAGAGAACGTGCAGAGTGTCTCGCAGTTCTCGATTATGTATCCCCCGACAACATAATCGAGAAAAAAGTAAAGCCTCCCGTTTCTCGCAAAGTAATCACCAGCGGCGAAGAGCGCAGTAGCTTCGCCGCTGGGATTTGTCGTACCAGGGGTACGCTGTGCTGTTTGTGACGCTGTGCTACTCACGATGTTTGCGCCGGTGCTTTCCCAGTATTTCCTGTTTTGATCGCTCCAGGTGTGACTGCACCTTTCTGTTGTGTCTGTTGGTTTGTCGCAGCTGCGCCGCCATTTCGGCCCCCGCTAGCCAAAGGCGGCACAGGGGGTGTGGCCCCATTGCCGTTGGTCTGCGTAGTACCGGGCAATGTGCTAACCTGATTTTCAGGTGGCGTAGGCGCTGCGCCGGGAATCTTGGAAGGCATGTCGAAGACTTCGCGAATCCAATCCTCTGTGGCATCGTCCATCGTGATCCCCTGCTGTGCTAGCAGGTTAGCAAGGGCCGCGCCTAGCATCTGAAGATCACGTGTCTCACCGATGTTCCGTACCTTCAGACGTGGGAAGTTCGTAGTGGGGAAGTTCCACACAACCAACTCAGGGATGAGGTACATGTTGATGTTCTGAGCGATGAGATTGGCTACGAACTTCAGCGTCTTCATAAAAATGTCAACGCCTGCTGCCGCTGTGTTGCGTGATCCGCCGCTTCCTGTGCTAATGCCGCTAGCGAGGAACTGTGCCATGACGTTCATCAGGATCATCGTGTTGTGATGAGTCGCTGATTGGAGCGCGTCTACCGTCATGCCCTTGAGTTCTACGAAATCCACCTCAACGTTGGGAGTCTCGATGATGTAAGACTCTTCGTTTGTGCGCAGATTCCTCAGGGCATTACGGAGAGCTACTTTGTCCTGATTCGTCGCAGCGGGGCCAAGCTTCCCCCGTGGGATACCAATGCCATGCCGCTCTTTCTGGATAGCGTCGATCTTGTAGAAGTGAGGCTTGTAGTACCAATGCGCATATGCTGTGCGCAGGATCGACTTACCAGTTAGATCACCACCGACCTTGCCGAATGTGAAGACCATGACCTTTGTGATATCAAGGTCTTTCTCGACAACAGAGCCATCCGCCTGGATCGCGTTCTGAGTGATCTTGGTGGGGCCACCATTGTTGTCGTAGACAATCTCCTTGATGGTCGCAGCTGGTCTGACGCCGAGCTTGCGGAGCATCGTGTACTGACGAGTGTTGGCACCTTTGGCTGAGGGACTCCATACACGGTTCTCGTAAACCTTCTCAATGACCGAATACCCGTCTTCAAAGAAGTGCAGGATATCCTCCAAAGAGTTAAGGAACGGAGCACTCATGCCAGCAGCCAGGTTCTCCCACACGAACTGGCTGATAAGCTGGTCTTGTGGCGAGTCACTGTACGGCTCCACAAAGAACTCAGCGCCCAACACAGGTGTCTTCACTGCCCTCACGCTCATGTCAACACCAGCATCAGTCATCATTTGCGTGTAGACCCTAGTACGTTGGAATGGAGTGGTAAGCTCCGGTACCGTGTCAATGATGCGGATTGGCTGGCTTGACCCGCTCTCAGAGTCCAACTGGGGACGTGGGATTTGGGCAAGCGCCGACGTACCCGCCTTGTAGGTGGTCGTCGTCTTAGTCTGCCGTGCAATGGCTGTGTTAGAGCCAGCTACAGCAGGCTTCTTACCCGACTTACGTGGGAAAAGCGGCATCTACTAAGTGCGTGAGAGGACTAGTTAATTGTGATGGTGCCCTTGTCGGTGCCTTCCTTGGAACCGGCAACAGTGATATCCACGTCGCCTGTGAAGTTCAGCGGGAAGTAGAGATTCGCTGCACCGTCGTTCTCAGTGTTACGCTTCTCTTCGCCCTTGACCTGGATGCTGGCGTGTGTACCATGAACCGTATCAAGATCCCAACCGATCACTACAACCTTGCGCGTGGCCTTGACGTTGACTGTCATCTCTCTCCTTGTATTCTGTGTTGTTTGAGGGAGTGGAGCGGGTTACAACCTAATCTTAAACAGGTTATCTTCGCCCATTGTCATGGACGTAGTGAGAGTGAAGAAATCTTCGGACTCACTTCCTTGATACATCTCGCCGTAAATGTCCTCTACGGATGTGCCTGCACCGTTGACAAACCACGGCCCTATGAAGTACCGCAGGGCATCACAGGCGTGGTCATCTACTTTGTGCTGGATATTCCCGTCACCAGCCAACTCGTTCAGGTCAAACTTAGCGTTCTTCGCTAGTTCCTTTACGTGCAGATTGGTCATCTGCCTGATGAGATTAGTGCAGGATTCATGCACTAGCAGCTTCGCAGGTCTGTTGGCTAACATCCGCTTGATCTGTTCGACAGACAGCTTCCACCGCACGTCTTCACTAGCTGGGAACCTGAAGACCTGTCCTAAGATGGCGGCCTCATCTGCTCCACGCGGATCACCCCAACAGGAGTCAATTGTGTATCCTGGAGGGTTAGCCCTGTCACGCAAGTAGTATGCATGTTCCAGTGTTGACATGTGGGCCTTGTAATACTCTCTCCAGACAATTGCTGTGGGGCCGTCCGTACTAGGAATGCCGGTGAGGCCGCTTGATGAGGGTGTTGGGGGTCGGATCTGTATATCCAATGCCACGAAAGGATTGTTAAACCCGTAGTCGAAGGTGAGGTGGTTTGACCATTCGGGGTTGTAGCGGTAGGTGTCTCCATGAGTCAGCTCGACATGTTGGGGCGGGGTGGATGAGATAACATGGATGTTCTCTTTCCACTCTTCGTAGATGGAGCCTGTCAGAGCGGTGAATTTGGCACCATATTCCTGGTCGAACCAGATAGGACTGACGACCCTTTGCACGCGCCGGATTTCGGGATCGTCAATCCCGCCTGGATACCTTACCTTGTTCTCCCATGTAGGGAAACGCCAACTACGGTAATCTTTTGCGTCGTCGAACTGCTTGAGATGTTCGGGGTTGTTTGTTGGGGGAGCGATCGTGTGGAGCTGTCCCAGCATGTACATCCCGTGGTACCAGTTGAATCCCTGTGGAGTCGAGGGAAAATCACAGCTACCTCTCAGGTCGGACAATGCTGGTTCGATGTACTGTTCCCAGGTTGCCCTGTTGTGCTTTGCCGCCTCCGACATGATGACGTGGGACAAGCCCTCACCCAGTAGAGAGTCCGGGTTATCTGCGGACACTACCATGACAGTCGATCCCCAGGGAGTTTTGATGTACATATCCCCCTGATGTTGACTGTAAGCCTTCTTGCAATATCGCAAAAGATCGAGTTTTTGGTAGTCATCCCAGACAACTCTAAACTCTTTCTCCCCAATTCGGTAACTAGTTCCGACGATCCAGTTCCAACTGTCGGGTACGAAGCTTTTGAAGGTCATCCTGTGACCCGCAGCTTGCGATTTACCCCATCGCCGTCCACAACACGGAGCGTTGAAGCGCACTTTTGAGTACAAATAGTCCGATTGTCCCTGTGAGTGAGGGGTAAACCCGACCTTTTTGTACAATGCCTCAGCCGAGATGCCTGGCTCTGCTCCGCTTGCTGCCGTCACGTGAAAAGGGTGTTAACTGGAGGGATGTGTGAGGGGGGTAGGGCGTGTGTGGACTACAGGGGGTTGACCTGCGGGCCTTCACCTTCGGGC